CTGTGCCACCTGTGGCCAAATTGCCACCTGTGATTGTGGCAGCAGATGTAATTGTTGATGTGGCAGATATCAAACCGCCAGTCAGTACATTACCACCTGTGATATTACCTGCGGCACTTGCGGTGCCGCCTGTGGCCAAGTTGCCACCTGTTATGGTTCCTGTAGCACTTGCAGTACCACCTGTGGCCAAGTTACCACCGGTAATATTGGCCGCCGAAATGATGTTACCACCAGCACTAACCAATCCGCCAGTTACTAAATTAGCGCCTTGAATGTTGGCACCTGATATAATAGTACCACTTGCACTAACCAATCCGCCAGTGTTTAAATTACCAGTGGTAGTGTTGCCACTTACTGATAAACTGGTAAGTGTGCCAACTGTGGTCAAACTTGAGAAAATTACACCTGAATTTAGTGTGTTACCAGTTAAATTATTTGCATCAACACCGCTGGCTGTGACACCTGTTAGTTGTGATCCGTTACCAACGAAGAACGAACCTGTGTTGGCTGTAATGTTACCTACGGCACTAACTTGTCCGGCTGTGGTAATGTTTCCACCTTGGACATTGGCCGAAATAATAGCCGAAGTAGCACTTAAAATACCTGTTAATACATTGTTAGCAGTTGCATTACCTGTGACATTTAAGTTATTACCAATAATGCTATAACCAGTTACGTTGCCAGTTGCAGATATCAATCCACCAGTTAAGATGTTACCACCAGTAACGTTGCCGGTTGAGCTTATCAATCCAACAGTTAAGATATTGCCGCCAGCAATGGTACCACTAACATTTGACACGCCTGTAATGTATTGTCCAGTAGTTGCAAACACTGCTACATTACTAGTTCCACCAATTCCAATGGATACATTGCCACCTGAGCTGACCACACGCACATTACTTGTGCCATTTTGTATGGAAGTAGCATCAATGCCAGTAAGTTGGCTACCATTACCTAAAATATAGTTGCCGCTAACATTGCCAGCTGCACTAATCAAGCCACCTGTTAAGATGTTTGCACCAGTAATATTGCCACCTGCACTTGCAGTACCACCTGTGGCTAAATTGCCACCTGTAATTGTAGCAGTTGCCGATACTACTCCAGCTGTTAATAAGTTGCCGCCTGTTACATTGGCTGCGGCAGACACAGTGCTGCCGGTGCTTATGCTGGCGCTAGAAATTATAGCGCCATTTAGATTCAATGTACTCAATACATTGCCTGACAAACTTAAATTGGTGGTACCTACATTGCCACCAGTAATGTTACCTGTTGCTGATATCAATCCACCGGTTAGAACATTGCCACCAGCTACATTGCCACCAGCACTTACAGTACCACCTGTAGCCAAATTGCCACCCGTGATAGTAGCAGTTGCGCTTATCAATCCACCAGTAAGTACGTTGCCACCTGTGACATTACCTGCGGCGCTGGCTGTGCCACCTGTGGCCAAATTGCCACCTGTGATTGTGGCAGTTGCGCTTATCAATCCACCAGTTAGGACATTTGCACCAGTAATGTTGCCACCTGCACTTGCAGTACCACCTGTGGCCAAGTTGCCACCAGTGATTGTGGCAGTTGCACTGACCAATCCACCAGTTAATACATTACCACCTGTAACGTTGCCTGTTGCAGATACTGTGTTTCCAGAAGTTATGGTATTTGTAGCATTTAAATTGTTAGCAGCAAAATTGTTTGCTGTGAAAATTGCTGTGGCATTCGAGCTGATTGACTGATCGCCAAGTACGAGAGTGTTACCACTTAGATATAAGTTCTTCCAAAGTTGTCCTGGTCCACCTAAACTGTATGTTGCATTGGCACTAGGCAACAAATTGCCAGTTACGTTGCCAGTTATGCTGAAATTACCAGTTGATGTTACACCGGCTGTGACCAAATTGCCACCGGTTATGTTGGCAGTGGCACTGACCAGGCCACCTGTGAGTATGTTACCACCTGTAATATTGCCTGTAGCACTTGCTGTACCACCTGTGGCCAAATTACCACCTGTTATGGTAGCTGCTGAAGTAATTGTTGATGTGGCAGATATCAATCCGCCAGTTAATAAATTACCACCTGTGATATTGCCACCAGCACTTGCAGTACCACCTGTGGCCAAGTTGCCACCAGTTACTGTGCTTGCGGCAGAGATTGATCCACCAGTTAATAAATTGCCACCGGTAATGTTACCACCAGCACTTGCAGTACCACCTGTGGCCAAGTTACCACCTGTAACTGTGCCTGATGCACTCACAACACCTGTGACATATTGACCTGTAGAAGCCCACTGTATTACGTTGCTGGTTCCGCCAATGCCCACTGTAATATTGCCATTGGCCACGCCAGCATTGACATTTGAAGTGCCATTTGCAATATTAGTAATATTTAAATTGCCAGTATTGATACCGGTTAAATAGTAACCGTTGCCCAAAAAGAAGTTAGCACTTGTGATGTTGCCTGCGGCGCTGACAATAGTACCCACAGTTAGCGCACCATTCACAGCAATTGTATTGGCTGTGATGATATTGGCAGTAGAAAGAATTCTTGTCCAGCTATTAGTGGCAGTGCTGTACTGATACGATACTTGATTAACTACTGTTACTTGCCCATTGGTTGGTGATGTTGGAAAGGCCATTCTTTACTCCTGATTAGTACTACTTATGACAGCATAAACAATTTTTTGCTGTGTCATAATGATTTTTGCCATGCTAACCACTCCTCACGAGTCATTGTTTGCGGCACCGTTATTGCTGATTTTGGTGTTGCAAATACCATTCTTAACTGGCTTTCTAGCCACTCTTCACGAGTCATTGTTTGCGGTGCGGGTATCACTGTTCCGGTGCCGGGCAACGCTACTTTTAATTGACTTTCCAGCCATTCTTCACGGGTCATTGGTGTGTTTGACACCTGTTGCTGTGCTACCCAATGCTGTTGTTCTCTTTCAAAATCCAACACAGTTCCTTGTTGTGCTTGCTCTTCAAACCACTGTTCCACTGTTAATTTTTCTGGTTCTTCCGCGGGTTGCTGTTGTTTGTTAAACTCGGCCAACTGCTCCGGAGTCATTGAGGGTGCTGGATATTTTTCTTTCACAGCACGGATTCTTGCAGACATTTCTGGCGGAAAAATACCAGCATGATATAGTGCATCCAGTTGTTCTTGAATGGTAGGGTACTCTGTAGCACGATTTCTACGGTACTCGTGCCAATCATGTATCATCTGCAGGCGTTGTTGTTCGGCAGCAATTTGCTCGTCAGTTATAGGAGGTTTTTCTGGGTTGATCCAGGTCACCGAATCATCATGCACTGCTACAGATACTTCTGCGCCGGGCACTAAACTTTGTATGGCTTGAATTTTACTGATCATGGTACAGCAATCTCCATGGCAATTATCCACATGTTAGAACTGGTCAGTGTGCTGGAAGAATTAGATATTTTCTGTTGCATTTTGTAAGTTACTGGGCTTGTGGTGTTTGGACTATCCAAGTAACTGAACGCTACTGCGGATGATCCACCCACTCCTCCACCAGAAATATTGGCGCTGTATTCTTGTATCTGCAAAGAAGCAACGCCTCGTACCAATTGCGTACTGGCAGTTAAATTTGCAGCGGCTAGCGGAGTAAAACTACTGGTTCCAGTGGCTATAATCAACACCTTGCTATTGGCACTAGACGGCTGAATTACCACGTTAGCCAATGCAATATCGCTGTAGCTGGTGCCTGTGGTAGCACTGCCTCCCAGGCTTGTACTCATCACAGTCTGTACCACAGCACCAGACGGCATGTTGGATGCAGTCAATCTATTGTTGGTGTAGAGATTCTGGGTGTAGGTATTGCGAAAATATACAGTACTGGTGCCAATATCGTATGTGACATTAGCAACTGGTACCAGCGTACCTGAAATTGCCACATTGGCCACAACGCCACCGGCAAATGCAGGACTTGTGGTATCTACCCAGTATGTACTGGTTCCGTCATTGATGTATTCATAAAGCACATCGCTGGCAGTGTCGTACCATTGATCTGTAACTTTAGGCGCAGGAGTTGTGGGAGGTGCTGTGTTAGCAGTGTAAATTATGCCTGGAGGAACTGGAGTTCCGTTAGCATAATAGTAATTGTTGCTGAGTATGTTGCCGCCAGTGATATTGCCTGTTGCGGATACTGCTCCAGTAATGTATGCGCCTGTGTTGGAAAACACAGCAACATTGCTGGTACCATTCACACTGATTGTTACATTGGCATTTGAACTGGCAATGTTTACGTTACTGGTACCATTGCTGATAAATGTGGTGTCTACACCAAACTCACCAACATATCTGTAGCCAACAACGTAAATTGTGTTGGCTGTCCCAGTACCAATAGCAGTTGGGATAGTTGCGCCATTGAAGTTTAAAACGCCAGATTGGTAGTCAAAGAACCAAGTGTCATCACTGCCCGACCCAGCGCCAAACAGTTTGGTACCTGCTGTTTGAGGATTGCTTATGTTTGCGGCGCCAGCGTACACCTGCACTAGATAGTTGTCGCCAAACTGTGTAGGAATCCAATTGGTAGAGTTTGTTTTCCAGGTTTGGTTGTCAGGTGCAGTTAGATCTTCAGTACATTGCACTGCGGGACTGAAGCTACCAACACCATCTTTGTATACCTGAACCAACGACGTGGTACTAGCAGGTGGTGTGGCCGGTATGTCTCCACTCTGTGTCCAGATAAGGTCGCCACGATACAACAGCGGACTGGCAATGCTTTCGTTAAAGGCTTCTTTGGAAGCAGGTTCAGCAGTTTTGGTTACACCATAACCGACCTTTTTCCAAAGATAGTCAATCTTTTGTGATTCGTTAAAGGACGCAGCCATTATGTTGCCGTTCCTATCTGCAGGTCTGATATGGTTTGACCACTTGCCAATGCAATTCTAATTAAAATATTAGTGCCAGTACTATTGGCAGCGTTTTGAGATCCAAGGGTCATTGTGTATGCTACGTTAGAGATTGCTGTATTTAATGGTATAACGTCTGCACCAGTCAGGGCACATCCATTTGAGCCGTTGCCACCTGTGCCACTTGCACCCGGAACTCCGGATCCGGCATACTGTGTGGATGCTTCCAACCAGCCGTTGATGGTACTGGTGGGTCCTGGAAATCCTGGAGTTGGCGATGTAAATCCACTTTTGTCAATAGTTGTTCCTGGTGCTGCAATCCAAACACCTGCAACGCCTGTGACTGAAGTTATTCTAATGTCAAAGTTGGCTAGGCTGGGTCTTGCAAATGCAAAAGTAAAATACTGTGTGCTTGTGCGACCACCAGTGACTGACAAGTTTGGTCCTACTGGCAAGTACCCAGTGCTGAGATCAACTGCATACTGTTTGAGTATTCCATAACGTACTACTGCTTCTGGCGTGCCAGCAATGGTTTGTGCACCAGACCAAGCATTGGCTGTGTAGAAGTTAGTAGAGTTAGAGAACGCAGGAGTGTTGCCTGAAGTGCTCATTACTACACGTATGGCTGCTTGTGTGTTTCCTGTTGTTGATGCAGTGATTGACTGTTCATTCACACCTGAATTTGCACCGGCATACATCTGTATGTTAGCAGGCAATTGTACTGTGCTGCTAGTTCCTATCACGTTGAATATGTTGGCTTGTAGAGTGGCCACAACATTGTTGGCACCTGTCAAGTTGGCTGTTATATTGCCAAGTGTGTAGTTTGAAGCAATACCCACGTTGGCATTTAAATTTGCACTTGTCAAGAAACTGTTGCCAGAATTGTTAATGGTACTGAGTGATTTGGTTTGTGTTGCAGATACCAAAGCGCCAGTTCCTTCAGATACTGTTCCACTGGCCAACACAAACGGGTCAGCACTTCTAAAGGTCTGCCCAGACAAGTTTGCTACCGCTAAATTGGCAATGGTCACTGTAGGTGAGCCAGTGTTGTAATAAGGAATGCCAGAAATGTATCTGTAGGTTCCTGCTGTACCTTCTACTATGGCTATGTTGCTGGTAACCAAACTTGGTGCTGTGTTTAAATTGTCTTTGACAAATCCCACATAGTTAGTATTACCAGATACTGTGTGTACCAGTTTGTAGTTATTGTAACCTGTTTCAAGACTGCTGAGAGCACAGCTGATGTTGGCGTTAAAAACTTTGTAGAAGTAGCTGGGCACTGCGGCGTTGGCCACGTGCAAGTCTCTGTCAGCACTTATGACCAGTGCAGCATTGGATCCCACAGTGTTGCCTGTGGTGGTAAATGTCACGTTGCCAGAGATGCCATTATTAACATACGCACTCAGTGTACCAGTTGTGGCTGTGTTGGCATTTACAATGTTGGCTGCTGTGGCAATTGTGGTTGTGGTAGCAAAACGTGTTACGCTTGCGCCGTTGGCAACAATGTTGCCGCCTGTGGCATCTCTTGCACCTGCTGCCAGTAATGGGCTGGTACCTTCGCTGGTGTTGGCAATAGCCAAATTAGCAAAGCCACTTAAATTGGTTGGTGCAGTTGGATTGGTTGCAATAAAGATGTAACCTGTGATGCTTGAGGTATTGCTTTGAGCAGTGCTTGAAATACCATTTGGTGTGCCGTTAGCAGTTAGAGCTACAGTTTTGGCACCAGTCAAAGTGTAAGTGTGTAGGGTATTGCCCACATTGCTTACACTATTGCTAAATGTGCTGTCGCCCCAGGACCAGTTGGCTAAATTGCTGTTCTGGCTAGTGTTCTGGAAAGTAAATGTAGCACGGTTGTTGCCGGTGTAGTCTGTGTAAATGTATCCTACTTGAGCATTACCTGTGTTGGCAGTGGCGTCAGTGGTAGTGTTTGCCGCAGTACCAATAAAGTTAGCACGAACTTGTGGATTCACTGTGATAGTAATGTTGCTGGATTTGGCTGGACTTGTGCTGTAGCCAGTGTACAAATACAAGTTTGCCGTGAACTGTTGGTAAGCATTGCCAGCTTGGTTAGCACCTGACAGTGCAAACGTATTTGTCACGTTAGCAGCAGATGGATTGCCAGCAATACTTGTTCCAATGTTCACGTTGGCAACATTGCCATCACCATAGTTGTAGTTGTACAACTGCTGACTGCCAAAACTTGCTGTGTTGCCCGGAGCACCGTTTGAATCATTTCTAAAACTCACGCCTCCTAATCCGTTGATCACTGTGATCACATTAGCAGTGACAACCACGTTGCTGGCTTGTGATGAATAAGACTTGACATTGCTGGCCGATGATACCACTGTGACGTTACTGGCACCTGCGGTGTTGCTAGTACCACTTAGTATCACACTGTACAAACTGTCAGTGTTGGCAGCGGCAGAATTGTAGGTGTGATTGACTGTGGTGAATGAAGTGTTGGCCAGTCCTGGACCAGCAGTAAAGTTAGCTGTGCCGTCACCAAAACTCAAATCATACCAAGTCACGTACTGACTGGTGTTGGTTACGGTAACACTGTTGCCAGAGTTAAAGCTGTTGCTGCTGAGCGTAAACGATGGTATTGGACTGGGTGTGTACAACACAATGTTTGAGATACTTGCAGTACTGGTTGATCCTTTGGCACCGTTGGCTGCATTGCCGTTAAATGTGCCGTTGGTATTGTAGGCAGTAAATGACACAGTAAATGTGCCACCTAACGCATTAGAGAATGTGTGAACAGCATTGGCTGTGGTAACGTTGGCTGTGCCGTCACCAAATTGCCACAAGTAACTGTTGGGGTTGCCAATATATCGTCCAGTAAAGGCCACTGACAACGGACTTGGTCCCGAATACACATTGGCTGTAATGTATGTGTTGCCAACATAAGTGCTATTGGCAATGTTAAATGCCACTTGGTTTAGGTCATCAAGGCCATCTGTTACAAATGTAGCAGTGGTCCAGCCTTGATAGGCACCATTTGCAACCAAATTACCATCAGTTGGTGTGCCCAGTGTAATTGTGTTACCTACGCCGCCGGCTGCAACAACATTTGAAAGACCAGCACCATTGCCAGAAAAATAAGCAGCACTAATGTTACCAGTGGCTGTGATTGATCCTGCTGTGACAAGATTGCCTGCCTGTACATTGCCAGCGGCTGTGATAGTACCGGCTGTGGTTACATTGCCGCCAGTGATGTTGCCAGTTGATGATATCAATCCACCAGTTAGCACATTGCCACTGATTGCATTGCCAATCAAACTCAAACTGGTACCAGTTGCGGCGCCGATGTTAGGTGTGGTTAAGTTTGCACCTGCTTTGACAATGATATTACCAGCAACATCGAATGCTGTGGTATTTTGGTCTACCTTGGCATTAAACTGTGAGCCAATCAAACTCAGGCCAGCATCAGTGTTGGCAGTATAAAGAGTGGCTTGACTGAACTGAGCAAAAGTAATATTGCTGGTGCCAAACGTGATTGTGCCAGCAGGTGCATTAACAATGTAAGCACTACCACCATTGACATTGCCAGTTGACACAAAGAAATAATCATTGACACTTATTGCATTGGCGCTGTCTGCACCATATTCGTCGGTGTCAGTTGAACGCACAATGGCTGTGGTATTGGCCCAGGTATACACACCATTGTATACTGCATTACCTTCGTTCTTGACCAAGATACGTGTGCCAGATGACTGCACATTGACAGTGTCAATTAAATTGAATGATCCAGTTGTGGTCAGTTTGGCACCAATACCATTAGCTGCACCGTTTGGCTGTGTGTATGTTATTGTACCGCTGGTAGTACTAGCCAATGTAGTTGTGGTGGCCGCAGCCACTGCGGTGTGATACCCAATGCCAGTTGACGCCATGTTGTCAACATACAACTTGGTTGCGGCGTCAGTATCTTGTAGTGGATATGCTAAACTATTGATAATAGTGTTAGCTAGAACAATGTTGCCTGCAGGTTGCAGATTTAAATTACCTGTGGCTGTGGTGATTGTTAATTCGCCACTGACTGGTCTAATTGCACTTGTATTAACATTGGCAGCAATCACATTACCAGTTACACTGATCAGCGTGGTAGCAAAAATATTGTTGCCAGAAATGTTGCCGCTGGCTGTAATTAATCCAGTGGTAATTACATTGCCACCAGTGACATTGCCAGTTGCTGTGATCAATCCTGCTGTGGTAATATTTCCGCCTGCTACATTAGCAGTTGCCGAAACTAATCCGCTAGTTAATAAGTTACCACCTGTAATGTTGCCAGTAACTGATGCAAGGCCAGCGGTGTTTATGTTGCCTACATTTATGTTGCCAGTTGCACTGATCAATCCACCAGTTAATAAATTACCACTGGTTGTGTTGCCCACAACACTCAAGTTGGTCAAATTGCCAACCGTGGTCAAACTTGAATATAAAACGTTCGAACTTAATGTATTACCAATCAATGCTGCGGCGTTTACACTAGATGCCGCAACACCAGTTAGTTGGCTACCATTACCAATGAAGTAATTACCAGCAACATTGCCAGTTGCGGATACTTGACCAGCAGTTAGTACATTACCGCCGGTGATATTACCAGTTGCAGTAACTAGTCCTGTAGTGTTTAGATTGCCTACCGCTGCATTACCGGTTGCAGATATTACTCCACTTGTTAAGACATTGCCACCAGTTATATTGCCTGTGGATGTTATTAATCCAGCAGTTTGCAAATTGCCTGCAACAACATTGCCAGTTGCTGTTACTAACCCGCTGGTGACCAAATTGCTACCAGTAATATTACCGCTTGCACTTACTACACCTGTGACGTATTCGCCAGTTGTGGCAAACACAGCTACATTGCCTGTACCGCCAACACCTACAGTGATGTTACCACCTGAACTCACAACTGTGATGTTTGATGTGCCGTTGTTGATATTGGCCACTGATGTGATCACACCAGTTAGCAACGCACCGTTACCTAAAACATAATTGCCACTGATGTTGCCGGTGGTAGAAACCAATCCGGTTAGGCTGACTAAATTACCTGAATATGTTGGCAAGTATGCAGCTACATCAGCATTACTATAGCCAGCCGGTAGTCCAGTAATTAAAGCACCATTGCCTAACAAGTAACTGCCACTGATATTGCCTGTGGTAGAAACTAATCCAGTTAAACTTGGCAAGTTACCAGAGTATGTAGGCAAGTATGCCGCAACATTGGCATTTGAATAAGTGGCTGGTAATCCGGTTAGTTGACTACCATTACCCAACAAGTAATTGCCAGCAATATTGCCTGTGGCTGATACTAAACCTGCTACATAAACACCAGTTGTGGCTACTGTTGCAACATTGTAATTTCCGGTCACTGTAACTGTGACATTGCCATTGGCTGCAACTGTGACATTACTGCTGCCGTTTGTAATGGCAGCGCCAGCCGAAGCAATAATGCCAGTGAGTAGACTACCGTTACCAACAAAGTATTGACCAGCTATGTTACCAGTTGCACTGATTAATCCAGCAGTGCGTAAGTTGCCACTTTGAATATTGCCAGTGACTGAAAGAACTTGTGTGGTTTTGTTAAATGTAAGGCCAGCGCTGGCGCCGGCTAGGCCGCCATCGTTAAATAAAATTTGTGTATTGGCGCCTGGTACATTAATGTTGCCAGTAACGTTACCAACAAAGTTAGCAGCATAAATGTTACCAACAGCACTAACTATGCCAGCAGTGCGTATATTGCCACCAATTACATTGCCACCAGCTGACAAATTGTTACCAGATATATCACCTGTGGCAATTATCAGTCCAGAGAATCCAACTGCATCAGCTTGAATGGTCAATACTGCTGGATCAAAATTGTTGGGATAAATGTTAGCCTGGCCAACACTTAATCGACTGTTGGCTGTAATGTTTCCGGCAAATATATTGCCCGTAGCTGATATGTAATTGCCAGTAATGTTGCCTGTAGTAACAATTGGTCCAGCAAGGCTAACCAAATTGCCAGTATAAGTTGGCAAATAGGCAGCCACATTGGCATTTGAATAGTTTGAGTTGCCACTGGCAATACCAGTTAAGAAAGCACCATTACCAATGAAGTACGTGCCAGCAACATTGCCTACTGCACTAACTGCACCTAACGAAGCTACATTGGCAGCAATCAAATTACCTGTAGCAATATTGCCGCCTGCAATGTTGCCAGTGGCTGTGATTGATCCAGCAGTGACTAAATTACCACCTGTTATGTTTGAAGTAGTAGTAACTGGCCCTGTCAAACTGACCAAGTTACCTGTGTATGTGGGCAAGTAGTTGGCTACATTGGCATTTGAATAATTGCCAGCAGGTAAGTTTGTTAATTGGCTACCATCACCTAAAATATAAGTACCACGAACATTACCAGCAGTGCTAATATTACCAGCAAGTATATTTCCAGTAGCAATATTGCCACCTGTGATATTACCAGTTACCGATATCAATCCACTAGTTAATACATTGCTGCCAGTCAAGTTACCTGTGGTTGTAACTGGACCTGTTAAACTTGCAAGATTACCAGTATACGTAGGCAGGTAGTTGGCTACGTTTGCGTTTGAATAATTACCAGCAGGTAAGTTTGTTAATTGGCTACCATCTCCCAAAAAGTATGCTGCTCGAACATTGCCAACTGTGCTGACATTGCCAGCAACAATATTACCAGTAGAAACATTACCACCGGCAATATTGCCAGATACAGTTAAACTTCCACCAGTTTGTAAGTTTCCACCTGTGATGTTACTTGTGGTTATGACTGGTCCAGTTAAACTGACCAGGTTGCCTGTATAAGTTGGCAAGTAGTCGGCTACGTTTGCGTTTGAATAGTTGCCAGCAGGTAAGTTTGTTAATTGGCTACCATCACCTAAAATGTAAGCACCAACAATATTGCCGGTAGCACTGATTGTTCCAGCGGTTCTTAAATTGCCAGCAACAATATTACCAGTAGCAACGTTGCCACCTGTGATATTACCAGTTGCTGATATCAATCCACTAGTTAATACATTGCTACCAGTCAAGTTACTTGTGGTTGTAACTGGTCCAGTTAAACTGACCAGGTTGCCTGTATAAGTTGGCAAGTAGTCGGCTACGTTTGCGTTTGAATAATTACCTGCTGGCAAATTGGTAAGCTGGCTGCCATCGCCTAAGAAGTATGCTGCTCGAACATTGCCAGTGGTACTGACATTACCAGCTGTAATATTGCCTGTGCTAACATTACCACCTGTAACAATACCAGCAGCACTGATCACTCCAGTTGTTAAAACATTGCCACCAGTTAGGTTACCTGTGGTAGTAACTGGGCCTGTTAAGTTGGGCAAGTTGCCCGTGTAAGTTGGCAGGTAAGCTGCCACATTGGCATTTGAATAGGTAGCTGGTAACCCAGTTAGTTGACTACCATTACCAAAAATGTATGAACCGGTGATGTTACCTACAGCCGAAATTAATCCTGAACTGTTGATACTAGCTGAAATAATATTGCCGGTGGCAAGATTACCACTTGTGATATTGCCTGTGGCAGTTATGCTGCCTGCTGTGCGTAAGTTACCGCCTGTGATATTGCCTGTGGTTGTGACCAATCCGCTAGTAACAACATTTGCGCCAGTTAAGTTGCCTGTAGTTGTTACAGGACCTGTTAAGCTCGCAAGGTTGCCTGTGTATGTGGGCAAGTAATTGGCCACATTGGCGTTTGAATAGTTAACACCTGGAAGATTTGTAAGCTGGCTACCATCACCAATAATGTAAGCACCGGTCACATTGCCTGTAGAGCTAACTATGCCAGCAGTCAGCGTGCCTGCTGTGACAAAGTTTGTGGCAGTAACATTGGCTGTAACGTTTAGTGGCGAATTGACATTGCCAGCAACACTGAGATTGCCAGTGGCATTTAAATTTGCGCCAGTAATATTGCCCAGTACTGTGATGCCGTTGGCAGCAAAAGTGTTAGCTGCCAGAGTGGTAAACGCACCTGAAGCAGGTGTGATGTTACCAATAGGAATATTATTGATTGCGCCAGAGGCAGACAGCTGCCAACCTTGGCCGTTCCACACCCAAGTTTTTCCGCCAAAACTGTATGTTTGATTCAGTGTTGGATTGGTTGGAAAATTTAATGTTGGCATTTTTTTATGTCTATCTTAATACTTATTTGATTTTTAAACTGCGGTATTGTCACTGACATAACTCCAACGATTGTTTGTGGTGTCCCAAAATGCCATTTTGCCTGCTGGTGTTGTGCTGTTTGATACTGTGGCAACCCACCCTACTTGTCCAGTATAAGTTCTTAAATTTGCTGCTGTATAAACTGGCAGTTTCATAAATCCGCCAGTAGCAACTGTGACATTTGTGGCGCTGACATTTCCATAAAGATAGCTGGCATACACCGAATCATATTTTAAAGCAGATGACCCAATTTCATAAACTCCAGTGATGCCAGGCATGATACTGCTGTTGGTTTGTACATTACCCACACCGTTTGCACTCAATACCAAATTTTGATTTAGTGTGGTTGTGGCTATTACATTATCTTTGAGCGATATGGTTGTGCCTGGCAAGCTGTTGCTACCTTGCGGAAAAGGTGCACCATTGGCATAAAAATAGTTGTTGGTATAAACTGCATTTGCATTCACATTGCCTGTCACGCTCAAGTTACTAAAACTCAAAGGACTGCTGGTTGTGAGTACCGTGTTGCCATTCACTTTTAAGTTTGCTCCATCTGCTGTTATTGGCAAGCTGTTTAGATAGATTGTGCTGTTGCTGACCCAGAGGTCTTTCCATTGGCGCACACTGTTGCCCAAGCTGTAACTGTTATTAGTGCTGGGTATGATGTCTGACGACAAATTAGTTAGATCAACATTACCGTTGCCTGTTCCGCCAGAACTGAAACTTTGATAAGCTTCTAGTTCTGCCCATTGGTTACTGGTGTTGTCATTGAAGTAGAGGTACTGTATGCCAGTATCACTTTGAATCCAGATATCGCCAATGTTAGCAGCTAAAGGCGGCGTGGCAGCAAATGTTACAGAAGTTGCGCTGCCGCTGCCGTTGCTGATGCCAGTTAAAAATGCGCCGTTACCGTAAAAGTATCTACTATAAACACTGTCAAATCTTGAATTAGCAGTTCCTAAATCGTATACAGAATCAATGCCAGGAACAACAGAACTGTCAACTGTGATGGTACCAACGCCGTTGCCGGCTAGTACTAATGCTAGATTTTGTACCGTGGTAGATATGCGATTGTTGCTAATTACAACCTGTGAGTCTACAGGTCCGGCCGTCCAGATGTTGGCAAAGTTATTGTTAACTGCATCAAACGCATTGCGCAGGCTTTCGCCTGTACCGTCGTTTGCCACCGCACCGGTGTTGATTACTTGTTGTGTCATGCTGAATCTGGCCCTATTGTATATTTACCAGGGCATGTCCTATGCTGACTTTGGGTCAAACACCAAACAGGCTTTGGAAATCTCCAATGTTTAGGCGTGAGTATCGGGGGTGTTTGTTAAATTCTGGCACGTCTGCTGTGACTGCTCCATGCACTCTAATGAAGTTTGTGTGCGGATAATCTTGCATGACTTTGAGCAGTTGACGTTCCCAATTGCCAGTATAAGTTGGATTTGCTCCACTGCGCTTGTAGAATTCAGAGTCGGCGTATAGATTGTTAAATCGTTCATTAATACCGGCCATATCAAATCCTAACAAATAAATATCCATGTGTTGATCCGCTGCTGCAATTGCTGTTGCTAATGGTCCAGAACTGTATCCCCAGTATTGATCAGGAACACGATGCGCACCAAGTCCATCAAGTGGTTTTCTAGTGTAGAATTTGTTTTTTAGTGGGTAACCTGAATGCTGTATTTGCTCGCTAATTGGGCGATCAGTAGCAATCAACACATCTGGTGTAAAATCTCTGTACAACGCATTGCACCCATAGATTGTGCCGTGTGTGCGCAAATGTTCCAAATTAATACCTTTACGAGTAACTCCGTTACCTAATACAAACGCTGCGGCCATAAAAAATCCTCCCAGTATATATCCGGGAGGATTGTGAGTTGCTACAAATTAGCTTGTAGCGTTTTGTATCAGGGCAAGGTTCAGTAAATTCTGTTGTCCGCTTTGAGCAGACCCAGTATTGACTCCACCAGTGGTGCCTGACTTTATCATTGTGCCTTCGTCTGTGAAGAAGTTGGCCAATGCACGAACGTCTGCAACAACAGAAGTAGCGGCATAGTTTGATCCACCTTCCCAACCTAGCATGAAACGATTAGTTAGTTTAGAAACATACACTTCAGAACTAGTATCATCAACATAAGCAATACTCATGTTACCGTTTGTGGGCGATGCTGCATTACTAAGAACACAAACACCAACTAGGTTCACACGGCCTGTACCGGTGTTAGCGTTTACGACAGTACAAGTAAAAATTGTACCTACTGCATAGCCTGCAGGAGCACCATATGATGTCCAGACAGTGTCACCCACTGTGGTAATACGATAGGCATTTCCCACAACAAGAGCACTACGGCTGGTACTATCACCAACTAGGTATTTGTGGCTGCCTTTTTGGCGGATAATATAACCCGCGGCTGTACCAGCAGCTGATCCAGAAGCCAATGTAATGTTTACTTCCACTAATGTACGAGGATTTGTAGCTGAAGTGGCAGCAGAACTTGCACCACCAACCACGCCCACATATTGTGTACTGTCCAGGGTTTGAACAGGTGAGTTGTAAACTGGATCAGTTAATGATCCAAAGTTTGGATAACCAATGTCGACGTTAACGGCTGCGCCGCCATTGCCTGAACCGGTAGAACGTTTTTGAATTTTTAGAGGACGACCCATTTGTTTTCTCCTTAACAGAAGTCCGATGCGGGTTCTAGCCGCTACGCGGTGGGGTTAATACCGCATAAAACGCCAATTTGCGTTGACAAGTATTTAGCGAAAATGTAAAATGGCTTGAACTGCACCTTAAATATAGCCATGGATACACAACTTTTAATTGCTCAAGGCAACGAATACCGAGCACAAAATCAACCAACTGAAGCTCTCAAATGCTATGCTCAAGCATTTGTAGAAGACATGGACTTGGCTGCTGCCTGGAACAACTATGGCAATGTCATGAGAGAATGTGGGCAACCTGCACGAGCTGTGCCATTCTTACAGCATGCCATTGTGTTAGAACCACAGAATGTCACAGCCCTTTTTAATCTAGCAGTAAGCTATTTGATCCAGGGCAACTATGCTCAAGGATGGCCTTTGTATGAAGTGCGTTGGAACTATGAGCATCTTGCCGGTCAACTGCCCAAACACACACAGCCACGTTGGACTGGTCAAGACTTAAAAGACAAAACTATCCTTGTGGAAGGCGAACAAGGTCATGGAGACAATATTCAGTTTGTGCGCTTCTTGTGGAACTTGCATGTGGCAGGTGCAAAGATCAAACTCAAAGTAACAGACGGATTGATTCCTTTATTAAGCAACAGCCCCATCATTGAACGAGTTGGCGGCTATTTAGATGATGTTGGCAAGTTTGACTACTGGATTCCTATCATGAGCATTCCTGGCATCTTGGGTGTCACACTAGAAAACTTGCCAAAGCCTGTGAACTATCTCAACGTAGATATGAACAAACAGCAAGAATGGTTGCAAATACTAGGTCCCAAGACTCGCATGAGGGTGGGATTTTGTTGGAGTGGCCGTCGTGATGCTTGGTTGAATCGTCACAAGGGCATGCCGTTTGAAGACATGCTGGAACTGATCCGAACAAATTCTCAATATGAATGGGTTAATTTGCAAATTGATGCCACACCCGAAGAAGAAGCAGCACTAGTGGAAGCAGGAGTCAAGGCATATCCTGGCAGTATTACAAGTTTTGTAGACACTGCGGCCTTAATCATGGCCATGGACGTTGTAATTGGTGTGGACACTGCTGTATCACATCTTAGCGGAGCACTAGGTCGTCCTACCTGGATTATGCTCAACTGGTTTGGTACAGACTGGCGCTGGTTGTTAAATCGTGATGATTCACCATGGTACTCAACTGCACGCCTGTTCCGTCAGCCCGCAATGGGCGACTGGGCCAGTGTCAAGAAAAAAGTTAGTCAATATCTCAGTTGGATGAAAGTTTGACCATATCTTTAAGAAGATTTTTTCTAAATTTTTCGCTATGAAAAAATTCTTTGTTACAATCGACTCTATGTTTGTTGGCATGATAGATTGCCACAAGATCTTGTTTGAGAAAATCTTCTAAAAAATTTACTATAATACTAATCCGATCTCTTGGACTTTCTAAGTGGTCCCAAGTATACCAAGGTACAATATCCTCAAACATATCTAAACCTAGTTCTGTTAAATGTTGTGCAGCATTTTGAGGTCCTAAAATAATAGGTATCATTTTTGTTACAAAAGGTTTAGCTGTTTTTTCACTGAGTAATGTATAGGATATTGAAGACTCAGTCACTAGATTAAATGTGTGAGTGCTCCAGACTGGGTGTGATACTCCTACATCTGTAGTATCTTCTTTATCTTCATCAATTAACACAAAAGGCAAATAATGTTTTTTGCGTTCAAATTCAGTTATCTCTAATTGAGTTAAACTGTGAAACGCATGTTCAAATTGTTTGCCGTGTCCATGATTACCAAACGTATATGATATTTTTGAGAACCATGATTTTTCTACAATAGTATTAAACAACAAAATCCTGTGCCAGGTTGGTGTTCTGTTTAAACAAAACAGTCCTTGAGTTTTATTTTCTAACACATCATACAAATTGAGTTGTTTCCCTTCATTTGCATACCACAATGGTTTTTTTGCTGACCACATCCATAACCAAAGTGGAAAATAAAAATAGTGGCTAGTATTGGATTGATAATTAAAATCGCAATGTAGCACAACAGTTGGAGCATACAATTCACAATATTCAACCAATTGTTCTATGGTATGAATGAGATTGCCGTTACAAGTGGTACTAAACTGATTGTGTTTTAGTCCCACTACATTGTGAGTAATGTCAATTAGTATAAAATCTAACTTACCTGCGGCACTAAGCACCGTGTCAATGTCAGAAAATCTATTAATGTTGTTGTCAGTAAAAAGAAAACAAGTTTGATTGGGAAGAAATTGATTCAAATAATCTCGCGCATAATCCTTAGGATAAATTGGATCAATGCTATTTGCGTATATAATATTCATTCAAATACTTAGCCAACAAAAAACCTGCCGAAGCAGGTTTTTGCCTTCCCATCCCTGGGTTGGATTCTCTGATTAGGAGAATGACAAGTTAGATACTGCGATCTCACCAACATAGTCGCCGGCGTTACCGAACGAACTTGCAGTGTTGGTCAACTCAATGTAACCATAACGTGTCATGAATGACACCACTGGTTCAAAGGTTGTTGGATCCAACACAACACCACTGCTCATCAAAGGAATGTATGGGCAGTAGAATGCAGGAGCGTCAGCTTCTGAAGAGCCTTTGTATCCAACCAGAACTGGTGTGGTGTCAGCAGCATAGCTGTCAACAAACACACGCATAGAACCGTTCAGGGTACCAACAAACTTGGTGTTTGTAGGTGCTTCAAAGGTGCCTTCTGTGGTACGAGCAAAAGCTGAAGTAGTTGCACTTTGCAACACTGTCAACGCAGCTGAACTCACAACAGCGTAGTTACCAGCGCCACGACGTGTACGTTGGGCGATCAAGTTAGCAACACGGTTGATCAAAACAGCCAAAGCGGCGTGTTCGTCACCAACGAATGTAGCTGTACCTGAAACGGTAGCTTGGTTGTATGTGAACTCAGTAGATGCCAATGAGCGCAAGCTCAAAAGAATCTCTTGGTCAATCTCAGCGGTAATCTCTTGTGCCAGAGCAGCCATGATTTCTGCTTCAACGTCAATACCATGCATGGCTTGTGCGTCTTGTGCAGATTCAAAAGTCCAGCGAGCTTGCAACTTGCGGGTCTTGGCTTCAACAGCTTGTTTCAAGATTTGAACGCTGATTTGCTTACCGCCAGTACCTTCCATCACTGCTGTGTTACCACCAGTGTAGGATGTAGCTGTACTTGTTCCTTGGGGAACAGTAGAGTAAGCTGTAGCAATCGTGAATGGGCTCAATGCTTCTTGGCCGGCTGTAACAGAAGTTGCAGCAGCAGAAGTATCAGTCAAACTTTGTGCATAACGCACACGCAGAGTGTGGATCTGACCAACAGGGCCGGTCATTGGCTGAACACCAACCAACTCGTTAGCAATAACAGTTGGCATCACACGTCGGATAACTGGCAGAATCACACGGTTAAGTGTGGCAATGTTGCCAGAAGAGGTTGATCCAGCACTTGCGTTCTCTTTCAAGTAACGCTTGGTGTTTTCCAGGATAACACTCATCGAATTGCGCTTGGTGCCGTTTAAACCTTCAAGCAGAGCTTCTTTGGTCTCGCTCCAGCGACTTTCTAAAAGTTCTTGTGACATTTAAGTCTCCTAAATTTTTATTATCACAGTCCAGCCAGTCTCTTGAGATCAATCACATTACTGCGATCTTCATCAGATTCTGACTTTTGTGGAACTGTCTTATCACCGGTAACTGCGGATACTTGCTCAGAGATCACCTTGCGGGCTTTAGCTGATCGGTCTTCCAACACTGCTGGTAGATACTTTTCGAATGCGTTTTTCAAACGGTTAGTTTGGACGCTTTCAAGCAAATTACGCATGACTTCTTGTTTTTCCTTGTTTAAGGGACGTAACAATTCATCCATTGTGCTATCACGCTCATTGGATTCTTTAATCATACGCAGTTCGCGCTCTTTATTCTCAACCAGGACTTTTGCTTTCATGGTGAGACGAATTGCCTCGGACAATTTCTTGTCTTTGTGCGCAATTGTGTCATGCAACTTACGAACTTCGGCTTTCTCATTCAAGTGAGTAGCGCCAAATTCAGTAGCATACGCTTCGAAGATACGACGACCAAAATTGTTCTCGCGAGCAACTTTAATGTCTTCTTGCAATTGGTTCAGTTCAGCCTTCAAGTGACGGCTAACAGCAGAACTCATTTTTTGTGCAGATTCTTTAATGAATCGTGACTTGAGTCCTTCTAGCTTGCTACGAGCTTCACGTACTAAACGAACTTTTGTTTCTACAACATCACGTTTGTCTCGAGCGAACTCTGTAATTTCTCTAGCTAGAGCCTGCACAACGAAGTGTTCAAGTTTATTGACACCTTCGGCGTGCATTTTACGGTCTTTACGCAGTTCAGAAATTTCTTCAGACAGTTTGGTCACCAAAAAGCTATTAAACTTGGTTGCTGACTCTTTCATCTTGTGTTGAAACTTCACACGGTCTTCAGCTAAATTACGCTTTTCAGCAGTAATATTAGCTAGTTCTCCTGCGAGACCTTCTGTTACCATCTTATCTAGGGCTTCTACCATCACTGACTTGTCGTGCTCATAGCGTTGTGCAAACTCCTCACGAAGTTCAGCACGAACCAATTCACGAGCTTCTGTCAGTTTAGATTCCCAAGCTTCATTGAGTTCCTTACTGACATCTTCGTTGATTAATCCGCTATCTAGCAATGGTTTAATAGCATCAAACATGCCTCATTCTCCTTAGATTTTAAGTTCTCGA